TAGATGAGGCCGCCCATTCAGGTGCGATACGCTTAACTATAGATCTTACGTTATCCAATATATCTTGATAGCCTACGTATTCTTTTGGTTTGTATGAACTACTCATCAGATTCAAACTCATCGTCGCGTTTCACATCTCTAATAGTATCAAGTACGACACCCAATCCAATTATTTCGTTTGGCGCGCAATCAAGAGCCATTTGAGTAAACAATCTCAACCCAGCATGTGCAATCATCGGCGTACCTAAAGGTTCCGCTTTTTCAATCGCATCTATTATTTCTAGATGAAACTCGTCGTATAATTGTTCTTCATTTATTTTTGGCTTTGCCATTTCACTTTCTCCTAAGTAATTTACCTATAGTATAAACATATCAGTTTACAAGTGTAAAGTTTTTTTATATAGTTGTACTTTAACTTTTTGGAGAAAGTAATGAGTGAACTAAACACCTTAATAGAAAGGACCCTATCGGAAGATACAAAAGAACAGATTGGTAAAGTACAACCAGACCATATCAATCAACTGTTCGAAGATATTCAATCAATCAATAGAATGACGGAAGTAATGATGTATGTACTACACCACTATCCACACGTCTTTGAATTGGCTTATAAGGAGGCGTTAAAGAATGACAATAGGTAAGCCCTTACGTTGCTATCCTTTTAAGAAAAAGGACGGCACATACATTTATCTACCCTACGACAAGACTGAGTTTGACTTGACGTTTATAGGCGACGATGCAGATATGAAACCCATACAAGAGTATTGGGAATCTATACAGAAACCAACTTATGATCCACGCAAATCGGTACAGGAAAACCTAACCGATCTTAAAAACTTTATGGGCTATTGGCCTGAACCTCTTAACTGCGACAAGATCGTGCAGACTGCTTTGTTAGAATATGAAGAAG